GACTCTTCACTAACACCATCCTCATCAAAAAGAGTATTAAAAGAATACGGTGTGTTGGAATTTACTTTGTAACTATTCGTGATAGTATCACCACCTTGATTCTCGTCATTTAAAACTACTAGGTATACTTTTCTTTCAGGCGGAAGAACTGGACAAGTGTGAGTTATACTTACTCCTGTTTGATTTGTGTCGCTTGCAAGGGTTACAGTGGCTATAGAAGTTGTTGCTAAGCTTTGCGTTGTTACAGGTATTTCTACCTGAACACTAACCCCAGGGCCACCAGTGTATGTTGTTCCGTTATACTCTACACTTATTGACATTGGATTAGCAGAGCTAGAATTAACAAACGCACTACCTGTGGTAGTACCAAGGTCTAGGTTGTATGTGTATGTGCTAATTGAAGACAATGAAAGTGAGGTTATATCTTGGTCACATCTATATGATGGTATTGTTCTCTTTGCGCCACAAGTACTTTCAATAGCTGAAAGAACTGAGCCAGATGCAAAGCTATTAATTCTGACACCATTTGTAATTGATACAGCATCTGCATATACATTTGTATTTGGCTCGTGTGGGTTTTCATTTGGACCTATGATATTAAGAACTATTCCTAAATCATTACATATTGAAGCCAATCTTAAAAACTCATCTGTATCTACTTGATTATGGAGTGCGTTTTCACCTCCAGGTTTGGTGTTTGTGTATAGAATAATTTGTTTGTTTACATTGTTTCTAAATGCTCCAGCTAAATTGTGCTCAACAATTCTACTCAAAGCAACCCCAGATGGCTGGCTTTTAAATATAACTGGAGTAGTCTCTCTCACTGCATCTGTTCCTTGTTGAGTTCCGTATGTCCATAAATCTCCAACAGCTGGAAAAAATATATTTGCATCTAAAGTAAGCTGAGTCTCACTGTCTACAGAAACAACTGTAGCTGAAGTTCCATTAGCCCAGTTGAGTGGTTCGTCTGTTTGATATTTGTATATTACATCGCCAGGTCGAATACCATCAGTTACAAATGTCGCATTACCATCAATAAGTTTGTTTGTAGCTGTTGATGTACTACTTCCTTCTAAGTGACTGTTGGCAAAATTATTTCTCCCTATAGACCTTAAGTATCTATTGAAAGAATCTTTGTTTCCAGAAGAAAGTTTTTCAAAGCAAGTAATATATGGAATATATGATGAATCTGTATCAATGTATTTTTGTGCAGAAGGTAGATAATGATAATCACCCTGAACTGTATATTTTGGCCAATCACCTGTTATTTGAGGACCAACAGCGTAGGGCATTCCAACTACATTAAAGTAACCATCATCAACAAGTTGAAGTTCAGTTTGGCTTCTTCTAATAGCGACGTTAGAGCCATCATACGGATTTAAACCTCTAGCTTTTTGAGTTGCGCCAAGAAAACTAGCATTTGAATCAATAAGTCTGTTTTCACCACCAACAGTAGTAGTTTCGCCATTAAATGATGGTATTAATGAATCCTCAATAGATTCATAGGTAACAAGACCTAGTCTATAATCCCCTCCAGACTGCTGCTCTATTGTAGTTATGATACTACTCATGTCGTTTTTTAAAGTCTGAATGTGTTCTGGCATCCATGTTGAAGGGGTTCCAGGTGTATTACCATTTAACGAACTATAATCTAAAAGGAATAATACATCCATTCCAGCGTTACATGGTTGAACATCTAATCCTGGGCAACTAATAGTTACGGTAGCAGTGTCTGGATAGTTTTTTGTTTTTGTAAAACTCACACTTCCTGTTCCACTAATAACGCTATTTACAACTTGAGTGTCATCCCAAACAACTTGCATGATAGTTTCATTAATACTTTGAACGGTGTAGTCTATCTCAACTGTACCAATGAATGGGTCAAACTGAACCTCATATATATCTTGGTTAATTAATTCTGTTGTGAATTCATTATCTGCAGAACATTCTACTTCTTCTATTATTTCTGTTACAACGTCTTGCTCATCTTCATTTATTGTAAGAACATATTCATTCATATATGGGTCAAAGCCGCCGAGCTTGTATGACCTAAATGATTCTATAAATGTATCTCTAAAGAAAGACCGCATTCCTAATTCAGATATAGGCACAAGCTGGTCTTGTTTAAAACTACCACCTACCAAATTAAGAACCGCACCTCTTTTGGAGTCTGTAAAGTATACTTCGTTTCCAAAATGAACAAATGTTTCTGCATCAGATGATATGCCATACTCTTCATTCCTTGCAATTTGAGTTCCTAAAACTTCAGGAACAGATGTTACAGCACCCCCACCAACCGAGTCAGATAATAAGTTTTTACCTTGAAGCACATAAGAAACTCTATCTTCTTGAAGAACAAGTAAGTCTGTTTCTCTGGCGTGCAATATACCAATGTTGCCAAAGGACTTCTCTAAATCACTAAAGTTTGCAAGTGATAAATTAAACTGGTTGAGCTTGTTTAAGTTTGTTTCTGCATTATAAACTCCTGAGTAAGTTATAGATGCAAATCTATGTGCTTTCTTGTAGTCTTGCTCAGATACAGCAGTTGTTCTTTGCCCTATAACTACTGAGTCTCCGCCAATAAGGTCCTCTACCTTGTAGCTTTCTACGCCGTTTCCAAAAGTATAACAGTCATGAAAATCTAATAATGATACAGCAGGAGTGTTTTGTAATTGGTTTTGTTGATTCCCCTTGTGTAATCCATTTTCTATTAAGAATGTTTCCGAAGATTCAAAATAAATATCATTATCAATAGACACTGGTTTTGTTTCAAAAACAAATCCCCCAACACCATTTTCAGAAGCAGCGCTTCTTTGAAGTTGAAACTCAATAAAAGTAAAAGAATAAAGTCTAAGCGACTCTGGCGATACCCTTCCATTTGCAGCCTGCCATGCTTCTGAAATAGTGCTTCCAGTTATTGACCTAAGGAAAAACTCACCAGTGCTAGTGTTCTGATAAAAATCTATTCTATTTTGTCCCTCTGGAGGATTAGAACCTGCGGCCTCTACTGGCGAAGTTGTACCTGTGTATAAGGTATCATCTTGCGTGACGGGGTAACATTTTAATATGCTTCCTTGATTAAAATAAATCATGCCCTCTGCAAAATCTATTTGTTGAGCAATAACCATTTCCCTAAAGTCAGTATAATCCCTTTTAGCAACATACTGATTTACAGATGTATCTGTTGAATTAATCGCAAAGCACCCTACAGAAGGAGCCCATCCAGTTTGTATTGTAAGAGTTACCACGCTGCCCTGAGGTATAGGGACTGGTACATGTGTTCCCGTGCCATCGTCCTCAGAAAGCAATGCTGTCTCCATACCCCTATCTGATATGGAATTATTTTTATCGTCTACTGTTAATCCATCATTAAATTCAGTAATTGCATTAAAAACCAAATCTTCACCATCAGTATATATATTAGAGTCTACAGAAAAATTAGTTGGTCTTAATTTCATGTAAACTCCAGCTGGTTGTTGAATATCAGAAACTGCTCCCCCTGGAATTAAAAAATTTCTTTCTTTTGCTTCAACCTCTAACACTGTTGTTTCAACAAGATTTTGAGTAGGTCCACCAGAATCTACTTTTACAATAAGTTTATCACCTTCATTTACTTTTTTAGAATTCTCTCCTTCTAAAAGAAAATATGCAAACCCGCTATTTTCAAAAATATTATTAAAGCAATATATCGTTTCATACGTGCCATAACTTGGCTTTATAACAGGTCTGTATGCAGTAGCCCAATATGGAGGTTCACTATTTATTTTAAATTCAATTTGATTTTTTTTCGAAGAGCTATAAGCAGGTGTATAAACACTATTGCCTGTTGAGGTGAATACTGTAGATTGTCTTCCATATTCATCTAGGTAAACAATCCCAAGCTCGTAATTTCTATTACTATGTAAAGTTTGAAATCCGTCTGGGCTTGTAACTGTTACCGCAAATACATTAAAAGAAAAATACTCATATATATCAGGGTCTGTAGCATGAGTATACTTCATTGCGTTGCAGGTTATAAAAATAATATTTGGTCCTGCAGAATTGTAATCAAATCCCTGACCAATGGCTGTAAGACCACTCCCTGCTTTTGAATACCCCGCTGGTATAGAACTTGTAGATACGTTTGAATTAAATATATCTGTTAAAGTTCCACCGTCATCTGAACTAGCTATAGGCTTTATGTTATTTGTTGTTCCTATAAATGAAGCAAACTCAGGAGATGAAACCAGGTCATTTGCACTCGTATAATTTTTGCCAAGTACAAAGGATGAACTTATATTAAAAGATTTCTGAAAATCAGTTGGTGCTGTACCTGTAGTTGTATAGCTGTCATGAGATATATTAATTAAAAAGTTAATTATAGAACCTTTCTTTAATTTATCTGAAGATAAAAAACTAGAAAAATCAATATCACTTCTAGCATCAGTAACTGTATAATTTTGATTTGCTGGGTCAATATCATATCTTGATGAATCAGATTGTGAAGTTAAAACAGGCTTTGTAAATGTTTCAAAAGAAACTAAATTTGCATCAATGTCAACTTCAACGGATTGCTGTCCCTCAACAACATCCATGTCATAACCATCAACATAGTTTCCATACATAATCCTATTGCCCATAATTGTCTGAGCTTTAGCAAATCTTGGAACATTATCATATAATCTAAATAGCTCATCTTGAGGAAGTACCGTATATATTTTGCTATTATCAAAGTTTATATTAAATGTTGAGTTACTATCAATATCTAAATTTTCTTTATTGTAATTGTCTATAACATAAATATTATTATTGCCACTTCTCTTAAAACAAATTTGAATCTCCTCAACCCTATCGCTTCCTGTCTCAACCTCTACTACAGCATTATTTATTCTGTTTTTCATACCGCCATTAAAAGCTCCGTCAACATTTATAAAAAATGGACTTGGTTCAAACGCTGCTTCTGAAAAGGGAGACAGTGCACTATACTCTCCGTCTTGATATCTCCATCTATATGAGAATGTTATAACCTTATCCTCAAGATAGTTACCTCTTTTCTCAGAAGTAAAAGATGATATTACAGGACAATTAAATGGAGGCTTTACAATCACAGATAAATCGTCTTCTGTAATTGAATCTACATCAGCCACTGGCTCTCCATATGAGCGTGTTACGTTTATCTTTCTTGGCTGGTTGTAGTTGTCCGTAAAAAACAAAAGGTCGTCTACCTTGTTTATACCTACAATTCTGTTTTGTTTGTTAAAGTTAAGTACAGATGTACTAATAACATGATATCTAATAGCACCGCTAACACCATCTTCAGCTACAGTCCAAGATGCAATGATGTCTACAATATTACTTGTTACAAAAAAGTATATGGTTTCGTTAGCTCCGTCTTCATAAGCTCCGATACACATAGCTCCATTACTTTCGTCAAGAGCAGTTCCATTGTACTCAAGAGTTGTAATACCACCAGGTATATTTGTTAAGAGCTCATTTCCTTTTGAGTTTTCTATAGCACCAATCTCACTATCCTCAGTAGAGCCAGCCCTAACATTAAGTGCATCAATGTATTCCCCTTGAGGTAGCAAGCGTTCGTCGACGCTCTTATTCATCACGCCTTTTACAAAAGTAGTTTTTGTAATCATATTACTTTATCCACTTATACTGACCCCGTAGACTCATAAGAAGTCTGCTTGGGTGTAGATTACTCATTCTTAATTTAGCATTTCGATACAAAGCTGTCTTCTCTTTTTGTGCTCTTCGAACAATGTATTCCTGAACGCCTAGCTTTGTGCTCAATATCATATACCTAATGTAAGCATATATAAATTCTTCAGCAAGTTTGTTTACAACAACCTGACTATCTTCACCCTTTTCTAATCCGTCTGATATATATTCGATAACAATCTTCTGTCCCTCTACCACTTCTGAGCTAAAATTAATAACTCCTGAGCGATTATCTATCCTAAAGGTAGGGTTGATGTTAGCTGTCTCCGTATTAAGGCCGTAGCGAGCTCCTATGAATCTATCAAAATACCAGTTTGTTCCGTCATAATATCCCAACTTACCGTTCATTATGCCATCTCCTGGGTATAAACTCTTCTGCAACTTATGTATTCTATCGTAATCTAGTTCAGATAATCCCTCTAAAACTCTACCATTATTATCAAATAATATCTTATCGTTGTTGTCTTTTAGGTATGCTTTAGAATAATTTGTTTGCATATTCTCAACAAGAGGAAACAAAACATCATCTCTATACATTGATATGCGAACATAATTTACATAGTCACTTGGCAATATAACTTGAAGCCTGTCTGTAACTGATTGCTCAAGAACCTTTACATCTTTCATTGCATCGTAGTGGAGCTCTTGAATAGCACGCTTTGCATGAAACAAAACTTTGTACCTTGGCATGTTGTTGATAATCTCGTGGTTTCCAACATACATCAACATAAAATTCTTTACAATCTCAGATAACTTTATATACTGAGACGAACCAAAGTTTTCTCCGTTGTCCTCTTCGTAATATTTAAAATCAGATATATAAGCCATCTTATTGTTCTTGTTGTTGTTCTTTTAGTTCTTCATTGTTTCCAAAAGTCACGAGGTCTTTTTCTCTTATGGACACGCCAGCGTATTGAAGTATCTTCATAACAAGAGATGGTTCATCAGAAGCTGGTAACTCAAAATCCTGATAGTCAGATGCAGTTGCATCAAACACAGGTTCTCCAGAAGCAATGTCAATGTATGTCCATTTAGGGTCGAATGGATATCTTATGTAAGAACACGATACAGCACTATTGCCAACTATTGTATTTGGATGGACTGTTATACTATCATCATCTAAAACATAAACAGGATATTCTTCGGTTGGTTTAGTTAGATTAGAGGCCTGCAACGCATAATATTTTGATTGACTTACTTTTTCTATTTCATTTAAAATTTCGTCACCATTTATTCTTGTTAAGCTGTTTATGTAATAATAGTTAGGGACTATATAGATGTTGTTTTGCGTACCAACAGCATTAGATAAATTATCAACAACAGAAAAAGAATCAATAACTTCTGCCAAACCTTGCGTAATATTGGCATACCCAGTTCCTGATTGCCTTGCGTTTTCTTTTCTTATCTGTGCATTGTATGCATAGAAATAGTCCTCAAACAAATCAAGTTGAGCCTGCTTTGCATAGAGGTTGAAATCATTCGGTGATATATAGCCAAAGTTATTCTTATTAGCTATGGCCAATACTGTTGTTCTTACAGAGTTTATCATCGTAAAAATTTACACAAAGATAAGCAAAAAAAGAAAGGGCTCTAAAATTAGAGCCCTCATTACAATGTTTATAATCTTTTAATCTTCTAAATTTTCTAGCTTGGTTTGGAGTATCTTCATTACTTCAATACCATCGTCTGTTTGAAAATAAGATGCCAACATAAAAGCTGGTTCTTCACCAAAAGGAACTGTAATTATTTTCTTTTTGTTAGACTTTAGATTATAGTATATATCCCGATTGTTATTTTTTAAAGAAATAAGACCTTCGTCAAATAACTTGTAACAGATGTCTTGAATCTTTAACATAGGGTCGTTAAGTGCATCTAAAAACTCAAGTGGGTTTTCTTTTGCGAACAATCTAATGTCTCTTTTTATTTCAGCACTTGTCATCTTACTTACGTTTAGCCCAAGTAAAACTCTACATAAAGTTTCTGAAAGTTCTAAGTTTAATTCACGAGCCTGTATCTGAGCTTCAAGCTGATGGTCTAAACTTTCCACTTCAACCGAAGCGTCTTTTTCATTGTCAACTAATTCAAAAACTCCACCATTACCAGGGTGATAAGATAAAAACTCTTGAAGAACTGGATTTGATTTAGGAACAAGTAATAATCCTGATTCAAAAATAATTGGTTCAAGAACCGCATTTCCATCTTGCTCTTCTAAGAAAGGTGATTTTTGATTTCGTGCATACCGAAGCTCCCTATTGGTTTGTCCATCAAAATAAAGGAGTGGTTTTTTTCGAGTACTTTTAGATTGAATCATATAACTAAGAGGCGTTATTCTTCTTTTCAATCTATAAACTTTGTCCGTTAGGACGGCTTGTTTCTTTGCCATTGTATTAAAATTTTAATTAAAGTTAAAAAAAGGGGGAGAGAAATTCCCTCCCCCATAATTATTAGTCTTCGAATAAGAAGAAGTTGTTAGCACCAAGAACACATAATGCACGCTCAGTTAAATAATTAACTGTCATTGCATCAAGAGATGTACTCATTCCTGCAGAACCTGCAGAACCAGTCACCCACGTCTTATACTTACGGTCTTCAGTTTCATAAGCTCTATAACGAACATGCAAGAAAGGTCGTTTTGCGTTTTTACCAAGAACTTGGTCATAAACAGTTGTAGAGCCAGCAGGTACAAGTACCCCATTTATAGCTCCAGCAACAATACCACCTCGCATAGTAGCGTCATTTAGGTATTTCCAGTCAGACTTGTAGAAATCATAACCTCTACGGAATCCAGAGAATCCAAGATTTAAGGCCATGTCTTCGTCGTTGTCAAACAATCCGAAAGAAGTACCATTCGCACCATAAGAGTTTTGAGCAGCCAACATATCGTCAATGCTAAAGCTCAACTCACGGTTAAGGAAAAGAACATTCTCTTCAATAGCACCTTCTTTATCAAGACGCTTAACAACATTATCAAAGTCTTCAAGGGCATCTAAAGAACCAGCAGTAACATTTCCTCTTTGTTCAATTTGATGGAAAAGTCCGTCAGTACCTTTATTACCAGTAATAACTGAATTGTCTAAACCAATAACTCCTGAAGCAGCCTCAGCTGGTACAGCTTCAACAAGTGCAGTCTCCATATAGTCTTCAAATCTTAAGCGAGTTTCATGCTCAGACTTGATATACCATAGGTATCCAGTTGCACCATTTTCAGTAGTTACTTCAATCCATCCAATTTGAGCCATATCAGAACCGCTAACTTCATATTTTTCTTTGATAATAATTGGGCTATTTTCAAAGATGTTGTCATCAGCGTCTGCAGACGTAAGTGTAGATGTATCAGTTCCTTTTTGATATTCAGAACCATAAACAAAAACAGTCAACGTCTCAGTTGTAGTAAAAGTAGCTCCGCCTCCTTCGTAAAAAGCAACGTTAAACTCATTGGCAGATGTACTAACTGACGTAATGATAGCTTTGTTTTGCTTTACAGAATTAGCTTGGTTGTCTGAAATCATAACTGTCTGTCCAATTTTCAAAGGAAGCGACCCAGCAGCAGGAGCACCAGCATCAGAAACTTCAATTGTTGCAGTGTCATCTCCAAGGTTAGTCCCAGCTTTACCAGCACAGTTGATATATTTAATATGTAATCTTCCTTGCTCAGCCCACTTAATAAGGTCGGAGTTGGAAGGCATCTCAGCACCTACCATTCGAAGGAATGAAGATACAGAGCGGTTTCCATAACGCTCAAATTCCTTCTCCATTAAATCAGGAAGGTATTGTTGCGTGAAAACAAAAGCATCATTACCAAGATAGTTTTGCTGTGTAGGCACTCTCTCGGCAGATGGTTGTAATGCCGTACTTGTCGGCGTAATAGTAAAAGCCATTATTTATTTTTTTAAATGATTTGTTATTTTTTATTACTCTTTATTTTGAGTCCTCTTCCACTACTATCATCTAATGCTCTAACACTGAAACCTTTGTTGTTCATATCCTTAGGTGTCTCTCTAACACCCATGTCAATGTTTTTAGCTTTTTTAGCTGCATCATCAATTGCATTTGCTTGACCTTGCTCGTAAAAAAACTTAGCAAATTTATCAGGGTTCATAGCTACAGCGATAGCTTTGTGGTATCCACTAGCGTCCGATATCATACCATTCTTATCTACAAACTTAGATATAAAATTGTTTATATCTGATTGAGTAGCCTTAAGCTCCTTTGCATCTCCAGGAAGATAAGATAAGTTTCCTTCACCAATACTGAAATCAAAACCTTTGAATTCATTGGAGAAGACTTCATCTGTCTTCTTTTGAAAATACTCAGAGCGCTTAACAGTTTCCTCTTCAACACTCTTAGACTCTTGGATATATTTCTTGTAAGCTTCGTAGTCATTCTTTTCTTCTTCAGAAACAAGACTACCGCTTGACTCAATTGGTGTCTTATACGTTTCCTTCAAATCATTGAAGTACTTCTTGGCTTTAGCAAGCTCTCTTTTTTTAGCTATCTGCTTCTGCTTAATCTCCTTTTCATCGTCAACCTCAGTATCATATGCAAACTTTTCGTTAAGCAAATAACTAATGTCTTCTCTGTCTAGGTCTGATTCTGTTGCAGAATAATATTCAGCTAAAATCTGGTCAGAATCCATTTCATCATAATCTCTATTGATTCTCATGAAGTCCTGAATACCTCTACCAGTTTCTTTCTTGTACTTTAAGAAAGCTGATACATCCTCAGGAAGTTCTTCTGCCTGAACTCTTTCTTCAAAAAGTTCTTCAACAGAATTAATTTCCTTATTGTACCTGTCTCTAATATATGAAAGAACGTCTTCTTCTCCGAGCTCGGGAGCTGGGCTCTCTTGCTCTTCTTGTTCTACTGGTTGCTCTTCAGCAACTTCTGTAGAATTTTCTTTTACTTCCTGAGCTTCTTCTTGCTCATTTTCTTTTTGTTCCTGTTCGTGCTTGTCTAACAATTCTTGTTCTACTTCTTGAACAGACTTCTCTTCTACGGTGTCATCCAACACCCTTACTTTTATTTCTGACATTTGATTAAATTTTTATGCAAAGTTAATACTAATTTATATTATTTTTTTTAGCTTGCCTTTCGGCCCTTTTCTTTTTCCTATACGCCTTCATAGCTTCTCTTTTTGCTTTGCCTTTTTTCCAAGACCCAGCTGCAAATCTTTCAGCTCTTTTTTTTGCTTTAAACTCATAAACCTCTCCTGCTGCTAAAGCCTCATTAAAACTTTGAGGTCGTGCTTTTTCGTCATCCTTAAATGTAATAGTAGGAGCGACATAATTTTTTTCATTGTTTTTGCCACCCGTATATGTAGCCATTTTTACAGTAGCATTTCGGCCTGACTTATTTCTTTCAAGGTTTCTTAAATGCTTTTTTCTTCTTTTTTTTATGGTACTCATATTATCTAGGTTCAAACTCTGCCAAGTCAAAGCCATCTAAACTATCCTCATTTGATTCAAAACTCATAGGAGGTAGATTGTTTTTACGCTGGTCTATTAGCTTAGATTGCTGTGTGTTTTGCTGACTAATTCTATCAGCTTTAGCCTGCTCTCTGTTATCTTCTCTTTTCTGCAAAGAATCAACCTCAATACCTTTGAGTTGCATGTTCATGTCAAACTCAAGTTGCATAAGCTGTGATTTAAGAGCAGCTTCATTCTTCATCTTTTCAATATCAAATGCAATCTCAGCTTGCTTAAGCTCCATCTTAGAACGCTTCTCAGCTTCAATTTTAGCCAGTGCAGCTTCTGCAGCCATAGCTTGTGATTGCTGATTTACTTGCGCTTGAGTCTGTTGTTGCATCATACTTTTCTGAATGTCGTTTTCTTCTTTCTTCTTTCTTTTTAATTTAAGAAGTTGATTAGCAACCTTCAGGTTCTTAACATCTCGAATATCAATTGCATCTTCCAGATGTATCTGGTCTCTTGACAGGGCGGTTTGTATATTCGCTTCTAACTGAGCCTTTTCTTCTTCATCTGGAGAAAGCTCAATAAATATTCCAAAGTCGTACAGATACAAATCTTTAGTATCTTCAAGTGTGGCTACATTATACTTCCCTATCTGCATTGCAAACTCTTCCTTGAACTCAGAGTATTCTAATATATCTGATATTCTACAAGACAGACCTTCTGCAAGTGCCTTAGTTATTTGTAAGCTAGCATCTAATACATGTCTTGTTGCTGTATTCGAGTTTGCTGCTGCAAGTTTCTGTAAACCAACCAATGAATCTGGGTCAATCTTACTTCCATCTCTAGCCTCATTAAGCCCTGTTACATCACGCATCATGTTGAGATAGTGATTGTAACTACCAATTAAACTAGCAATCTTTGCTTGACCAGAGTTACTTGTAAGCTGTTGGATTGGAACTCTTGCGTTGTTAAACTCTCCATCTTGAGTATAGCTTCTTCCTACAACAGAACCTGTTTGAAAGTAAAGTCTTAATGCATCTTCTGGATTATAGACTCCACCATTACCAAGGTCAACCTCACTAAGTCCATCGGCATCTATAAACACACCATCTGGAACTACCTTAGATATAACTTGCTGTAACTTTAAATGCGTAATCTGAATCAGGTCAGCAAATGTAATCATTCTTCTAACCAAAGATTCAATTACACCCTTGTACATTCTTGGAGCATTAACAATATATGGAGACGAAACATGCTGTGAAGCTGACTTTGGTCTAACCATATTCTTGGCCATCTCCCATTTAAGCATAATGTTTGTACCCATAACCATCACGCCTTCATACCATACTTCAATTTTCTTTTCAATTCTTTCGAAGTTTCCGTCAGCCATCATTTCTTCTGGAGGATTGAACGAATCATCTTTTTCAATCATACGCTGCCCACCATTGTCAAGCATTTTCTTTTTGTAAACAAAGCTTTTGTCTGTTTTATAGCTAAAGTAAAGTAGTGTGGCTGTGTCTCTATTAAACATAGAGTTTTCATAAAACCTTGAAACATTGTAGTAATCGTACCAGCTCTGGCTGTATTTAGATATATTTTCTAAATCTTCGTTTGTTAATGTGGGGTCAATCTTTCTAAGCTCTGTTGTTGGAACAGTCTTTACTTCTCCCCAATAAAAACAATCTCTAAAGTTATTATCTTCAGTATAACTATAAACTAAGTTAGCTGGGTCTACATAGTCAACCTTAACTCCAGCGCCAGGCAAAAAGCTATGTTTCGCAGCTCCTATACCTATAGTTGTCAAATCATAGTTTATTCTCTTTTTGATTTCATCATAATGATTTTCACCAAGCACTGTGTTAATTGCTTGCTCCTGAGCTATCTCAATAGATGGCTTATACTTTAGCTGCATGTGCAGAGCTAACTCTTCATCGCTTTCTGGAATGTCTTGTTGTGGTACAGCAAATGCATCTATACCAAAGCTTTCGTTCATTTGCTCCAAGAAATCTTTTGCAACCATATCGGTTTCAATCATGTCCTGATAGGCAATTCTTTTTTCTGCAGACATAGCGTCTTGTGCATATGTGTTGATAGAGAACAATCTATCAGACATTCCATTTACAACTATGTCTACAAACTTTGGTATAATTGGTATCGGAGTCCAATCTAAGTTTAGATAAGACAAATCTCCGTCTACTGCTAATTCGTTTTTGTATTTTCCTACAGACTGCTCCCCTCGAGAATATAATCTCAACCTGTGGAAATCATCTAATTGTCTGTAGAACTTACAGTCACCATTACCACGTCTGAACCATTCATATTGAATAGCTTGACCAACCTGGAGACCAAACTCCATAGAAGCCTTCTCTGAGTCGCTAACAAATTGACCTGGAAACGATGCGCTATTAACTGATATGGTTACTTCCTTCATGTTATTATTTCGCTGTAAATTCCCTTATTATTATATCTTGCAAATTTAATGTTTATTTTTGACTGTCTTTTCTGGGGGGTATATTTAGTTCTCTGGTTAGCCATAATAGCTAAACCTGAACTAATTGCTGCATCAAACTTTGTTCTATTTGTTATATCAAACTTCGCCCAATCTTCCAATGTTCTTGTAAAATACATAGCACCCATATCGCCAGCATCCCTGTAATCACCATTAAAATCTATCCCAACATACTTTTCTATATAAGATTCAATAGCTGAGGCGTGAGCTTGCTTTACATCTTCAGATGAGTTGGGTATACCTCCAATTTCTTTTTCTGCCTTAGAGAGCTTGTTAAACGCCTTATCTGGCCTGTTCATTGAAAATCCTCTATATCCCCTATTCTTCATGTGATATAAAAGCCTTGGCTTGTTATTCTCAACTAAAACAGGCATACCATAAAACACACAAGCCATAAGCACCTCTTCGAAAAATATCTCTGCTGTTTGCGGTCTTGCTATGTACTCAAGAAAAAACTCATTACTTGGAGCTTCATCCATATTAAATTTAGTCAATCCATGTAAAGCTCCATTAGAACCCCTGCCAACAACTGTACCTGATATATCATAGGAGTCACAACCAAAAGAACCTATGTGTTCATTGCCAGGATACTTAGCTCCATTTTTAATAATAACTTTATTTTGTAAAGACTTGTTTGGTATCCAAGATAATAAAAATCTTCCCCTTGGGTCTGGAGTCCATATTACTTGAGAATCCTCAACCCCATCTTTCCAATGAAAAGAACCCTTAGTTAGATACTTTTCTTTTATAATAGAATCATTATAGTCTACCTGCTGATATATTTTTGTTAGATTAAATATAGATGATTTAGTTTCATCTCTGAACGCATGCGACTCTGTTCTTGGAAACTGTCTATAAAATTCATTCAAAGCATCAGGGTCATTCTTCAAGCTATCAACTTCATTGTCCCAATACTCTAAAGCACCTTGAGGTATGTAATCTCCATAACAATCTATCACTGGTTTTTTTGGGGTGTCCAAAACAGGCATGCCATATCTATCAATAAACCCTTCCATATTCCATTCCATGGGTATAAACAAACTATACATTCCACTCTTTGTTTGTCCGTTAGAATTTCTTTTTGTTATATCAGAATCATAGTACAACTTCTTAAAGTTATCTCCACCCTTGTCCAAAGCATTTGAAGTAGACCCCATCATACATTTACCTATAATCCTTCTACCCAGTCTAAGACAGGTTTTTGTTACACGCCAGTTATTAAGAATATTATCTGGTTTGTCCCATTTACCACTTTCATCGTGAACAAGAAGCAAAAGCTTTTCACCATCATAAGAGTTATCTCCTGTATTCTTCCAGTCAATAGTTGTATCTAATCCTTCAAACACAATGTCAGACACCGAGTTCATGTTCTTCTTTGTAATCTTAGAAGCTGGAACACGATATGCAAGCTCAGTCTTTGGTTTGTCCATACCATCCTGTATGGGCTTGAAAAAAAATGGATAGTTGTTTGATATAGGCACTACCTTATCTGTAAACATTTTCTTTGCATCAGAACCTGTCTTTGATAATATCCCAACCCTTGCATCTTTGGCAAGCGTTCCAGTATTTACGCATTCAGAGGAAGACATAAACGAAAATCCAGACCGACGTATCTTTAAATACACCATCCCAAAACTTCTTTGGTCTGCCTTACAAGCTTCCCAAAATATAAAAAACAATCTGTTTGCCTCACGAAACTCTGGGTTTCCAACATCTATCTTAGTCCACTGAAGATACATATAGTGAGTTCCCGTTATGTATGTTGTCTTTCCATTGTTCATAAACCAAAGTCCATCCTCTCTTCTGTTGAACTCTTCTTCTATATAATCAACCCACTTATCCTTGAACTCCTGAGCAGACTCATGCCACTGGAATATACTTGGTATCCTTGAAAGCTCTTTGGGATAATCTTGAACTTCCCAGTATTGCTCAGAATAATCTTTGTGTCGTGAAAAAACTTTGCGTGGTTTTTTGGGTAGGGCTATATTCAGCCCACTGATAGATATTACAGAATCAATAGTTCCGTTTTTAGATATAACAACCATATCATATTTATCGTCATATCCATACTTCCAGCTTTTAGCCCTATTCTTGTTTGAGATTACATTCTTAGGGACATGACCATGAAGCTCTTTATACAAACTATTTTGACCTTCTTTCTGCAACCCCTGTAGTTTTTGTTCTGTTTTTTCTGTAGTCTTTCCAGCTAACATATTCTTTTCATTCTCTATTCTTGTTAAGATTTCAAATGCATCGAATATAGCTAGCTTCTTTGTAGCAGCTGCATTCTTTAATCTATCAGCAGCTAACTCTGGAGACAAATCGTCTAGTCCCTTTTTAATAATATCTTCCTTAGCAACCTTAATTAGCTCCTTTACAGCTGACTCTCCAGCTTTTATAATATCTTCTTTTAACTTTCTAACTTCCATCTACAACAAGAGCTATATCATTAGACTTCATCCTATAAAGAACCTCACCATCAACATCAAATTCATATTCGCTCTCTGGCGTAAAACATATTCTATCCCCAACATTCACACCAGAATCCTCAAGAAATTTATTGCTGTATCTAATATAACCAATTAAATCTTCCTCTGGTTTTACAAAACAAAAATCACCCAGAGTATGCCAACCATCTTTGTTTTTATACATAAAAAATTGATTGGGCTCTAAGAAAAACGTTTTATCTTTTAAGAAACTAAATCCACTTCTTTCCTTCCCATTCATGTCGTAGTAAACCTTGAATACATTGTGGTGAACAAGAAGTGTATCTCCTTTTTGAATAGGCCCAGTGTATCCAGAAGGGCACTCTATAACTTTAGCATAACGATTTGATGATTTGTGGTCTTCTTGAGAAGTGCTTGTTATGAAATCTATATCTCCAATTTTTTTCACATTATCATACCGCCTGCCACCAACAGGTTCAACGATAAAATAAAAAGGAGATTTCATTCAAAGTTGATATTATATTCAATAGATATAGGCATGGTTTCATTGAACTCTTTCCAAAGAAACACTTCGTCTTGGCGTTCAATCCAAACCTTTATACTACCTGTATCTTTATCTTGTTGAATTAAATGTATTGAGTGGCTATCATTAAGAATGTTTTGACCCACTATATAATGCATAGCACCCGACTTGTAGTCAGGCCCTATGGATATCTTTCTTATATCCATTTTATTTTATTTTAATTTAGCCGAGCTTTGAAATCTCAAGACTGGCTGATGGTGCATCTGCAAAAGAACTAGCTGTAGTTATTGGCTTTAGCCCACCATCGTCTTGTCCAGAGTTCCCACTATCTCTTACTATTTGAAACTTGAGAGTCGTAGAAGGTGCAGTTACTGAAATCGTAAAAGTTTCATCATAAGGAATCAAAGTGTGTTCATCAGGAATTTGTATTGCTTTAACAAATCCACTTGCAGAATCATTTACTAATTTTCTTAGAAGAACAAAAGCATTATTTGTACCTGTGCTTCTTCCAAATGCTGCATAAAGATTTACAAAATACAACCCTGTTTGATTAAAAGTAACTGTTCCAGCTGCATCAATTTGAACAGCATCACTAGATGTTCCTTGAGCAGCACCAAACTCTACCTGCAATATTGTGTCCGTTGTAGATGGATTTTGACTGCTTGTAGAAGATGCGCTCAATGAAGAGCTAACAGACAATTCTCCTCCGATATATGTTTTAATATCTGAAAACAAAAATGTTTTTGTTGCACTAGCATCGCTTACATCTGTTCCAATAACAAAATCTCCATCTACTGGAGTTACTGCTGGATAATACGTTTGGTTACTTATCTTCGACATTTTCTTTTATTTCTCCTGTTTCTAGGTTAATTGTTACATTATCTCCATACTTCTTTACAAGCTCAGCTTCTAATTCTTTGAACTCTGATTGAAGTGATGATATCTTGTGTAAGGCAACATGTTTTTGAATCTCTGCATCTGCAACCGATGTTTTGAGAGATATAAACTCCTTATTAATTTCATTTACCTTTTCAAGCTCTTTTGTTTCTAATTTTTTCATTTTATTAAATTTTTACAAAGATATGGATTTTATTTTATCTACCCTGACCTCTATATTTTTGTTTATATGATGACTGCCCTCTTGAGGCATTTTTAGAATGAACCCCTGGTCTTTTCTTTTTTTGAGAAATTCTAGGCCCATCAAACGTCGCTCTTGCCATTCTTTTTATTTTTTTCCCATGTGCGCCCTACAAAATACGCTCCATAGACTGTGATTAATAATGATTGAAAAATTGGTATGTAGTCTTTTTGAACTTGGAAACCACCTATGTTTCCATCCGTAAACGCTAACAAAGTAAACATGGTTGTAAGAAACACCATGACAAGTGGGCGTATGTTCTTAGACAAAAAGCTATCGCTTTGCATGTCATACTTCCATCTTTCTGTAACTTGTGACTGAGCGTCATTATCTGCTTTCTCTAAAAGCTCCTGTATTTTATGTTTAGCATCTAGTCTTTCTTCGTCTGTTGTTGTTACCTTATCAATAACATCGCCAATATCTTTTACAAGACCTCCTGTTAAAAGTGAAATTAATTTCTTCATATCACTCTATATTTTGTTTTACCATCAATCCTTTCGGCTTTCAAGCATCTTCCTCTATTCCTGTCTGGAGAAACATAAGATACGTGCACCCAGTCTGGGTTATCATCATCACCAAACTCCCATATCATTTGGTCGAAGTCTAAATTATTTTTTATGTATTCAAACATTTCAGCGTTTGTTTTGTGACCATAGCTGTCGTCAATATCAATTGCTCTACCCTGACAATGTTGACTGGATTCACTTCCTCCAATAGCCTTATTTAGGTCTGGAACTCTCAGAAAAGAATTTATTTTTATAGGACCTCTTGTCCATTTTCTTAATGGCTCAAAAATGTTTTCAGCCACAATCTGCATGTTTGTAAATTGATATGTATCTGGAGTATTATCAATACCAAGTCTTAGAGCAGTAACAGAACGAGTACCCTCTTTATAGCTTATATGTTCGCTAATTCTTTCCATTTAGCAAAGTCCGCAAAACAAACAAATCTCGCACATAATTATAATCTTAAATTTATTCCAAACCTAGTGTCATGTATTTCAGTGTCCCAAAATCTAGTATACTCACTCTCTATAAATACACCTAAACGATTTGTAATTTTCCATCCAAGGATTAATCCTGCTTGCCAATCTTCCCATTGGTCTCCCTCAAGTAAATTGTTATGACCTCCTTTACCCCAAGAGTTTCTGTGAAGATAAGAAAAATCTTCGTTGCCTTTTACATACTTATGATGAGGCAGTATGTAGTTTGCGTAAGCATGAGTCCAAAATTTATTGCTGTAATGATAAAAATCAAATCCAACTATAGGAGCTATTTCTCCAAAACTATCTAGTTCTGCCCACTTCTCTCTATTGTATCTATTCATTAATCTGCCAAAGATTCTATTTCTAAAATCTAAATCAGTATAAGCAACAGTTCTTCCTTGGTCATCAACCCAAACATAATCATACACCTGGGATGTTGTCCCGTCTTCATTGTATATAGTTGAGCTATATGGCTTATCTTGATAGCCATACATATACCCTAAAGTATACCATGGGTTCAATGGGATTTGTTGTGTATTTCCATCATCTAAAACCTGAATTTCATTTAACCATATCTCTATCGGATTATACCCATAAGGAGTCTGATGGGTACGATAAATACCGCCAGCTGATATGCTAAACTTTTTACCAATAGGCAATCGTAACCTTACCTCTGCCGATTGATATTCTAAACCCACGTTTCCCTGCTCTCTTTGCTCTAATTTTATAATGTGGTATTTCCCTGTGTGTCTTAAAAAATATCTTGTGTTTATAAACTCTTCCCCTCTTTCTCGCTCTTGCTCATAGTGAAACAAATATTCAAATCCCTTTACTGCAGCAGTTGGTGCAGATAAAGCTTTGTTCATTTCAGTTCCATCGTAAAAGTTTGGTCTAACTTCGTAGTCAAATCGAGCTAGTTTTCTAATTCCAAATCCAACTCTGTAGTCATTTGGATAGTATTCTGTAACATCTATAACTTTCGGAATCCCATACAAATCTCCATCAGCAGGTTTCTCTACAAAGTAATCTTTAGTAGTTTTTTCGTATGCGTTTGACACATTACCTGCTACATAAATAGATGAGTATTTAAAAAACTCATCATAAGCTTTTTTAAGTATTTGCCCCTGTGCTACAAAGCACCATAGTAAAAGTATTAAGTATTTCATTAAAATTTATTTTCTATTAATTTATCAATCTCCTTCTGTAGGTCCTCTAACTTACACTTAAGTTTTAGCGTAATATCAGCCTCCCATCTTTCAACCTCATTACCATTTTCAAATAGTATGATGGTGGGTAAATATACAATATTATTTTCTTCAAAAAAATCTTTGTGCTTTCCTATGTCGTAATTAAACACATTTACATCGTCTAATTTTTTGATATTTAAATTAGCTTCTTTCGTAAATTCAGCAGACGCTTGTACAATACTTATCCCGTTTTCATGCTGGGCTTGCACAAAAACAAAACATAGAATAAATATGTATTTAACGAGCTTCATACAATCTGTCTTCAATTTTATTTAAAGACTCTTTAATTTCTTGCACGTCAACTTTAATCCCATCAACATCTTGTTGAGTAAGCATTATGGTCTTACGAACTAATTCATCTTTGTATTGAAACTCTTGCTGTGTGATAATCGGTTTTGGCTCCTGCATTGCTAAAGCTATGTCTGCTTTCAGGGTAAAGTATACGGTCAACAAAGAACTTATGCCAAAACCTAATGC